GAAAAGCCAAAGTTCCTCAATCAAGATCCCGGTACCCTTGATCCCGCCCACAGTGTCACTATCGGCGGCCACCACCTTGAGAGTCGCCCCCGTGTTTCTGTGGGTTATCTGCCGGTAATGCTCCTGCACAAGACAAAGGTCAGATAATTCCTCGTCGGATTTCACCATGTCGCGGGCAGGGTTAAAACTGTTGTTTGCCACTTCCACAGTAGGGGCGATGATGATAAACTCTGCGGACTCGCGGTCATTTAAAATCAGTGCCGTCATCATAATCCCGGCAGCGCCACCGCTTTTGTCGTTTTTCTTGGAGACCAAAAGGAACCATTCACGGATAAGCCTCTTTGACGCCACCGGGTCGTAGGCTCCAAAGATGCTGGCCACCAGGTCAAACACCCACGGGGCGCAGGCTTCGCCGAATGTCGGGCTGCCTGGGGCATCGACGATCTTCAAGGCCTTGAATACGGCCAGCGCCTGCTCTGCCTGCTCGGGGAATATCGGCGCAGGAATGATCGACTGGCCGGACTTGAGCTTTTCGGCCCAGTCGGGACAGCTTGTGGACCACTCCATCAGCGGTTATTGACGACCAGCTTGGGCGGCGCAGTTGCGCCAAACTTGCCGGATGCTGCTTTCTTGGCTGCATCCTGGCGCCCATCTTTCTTGCCGGCCTCCCCTGCCTTTGCGTGGGTGTACTGGACGGCGGCAATTGCTGCCCGGACTTGCAGGGTGCTGGCAACTACCCGGCCAAGGGCGACATCCTGCAGCATCTTCAACATGTCGCACTCGGGAATCTCAACCGTGGCTACAGCCGCCTTTGGCTTGCGCCCAGCTCCTGGCCGAGCGCCGCCCGCATTCTTCCGAGGGCCTCCGCTCTTGCCTTTGACGCCTGCCATTTGCTGATTCCTTTTGAATACTGGATTTTTTGTCCAAATGGGATAACGGTCGAGGTGGCAAACAACGCTTTTGCGCCGGCCCGGGACATGTGCGCTGAGCGACACGATGAAGAACTGGCGACGCTGATGCACGTCCAGACGCACATCAAGTCGATCACGCACCGGACATCGGATGCGGTCTTGAAAGTGGTGGCGGCCGACAGCAACACAGTCGGCGGGAAGAAGTCGGTCGGCACGCTGATTGATGAGCTTTGGCTGTTCGGAAAGATCAGCAGCGCGGAGAACATGCTGCGCGAGGCGGTTGGCGGCCTGGCATCGAGGCCGGAAGGCTTCACAATTTTTCTGTCGACCCAGAGCGATGAGCCCCCAGCCGGCGTGTTTAAGCAAAAGCTCGACTACGCCCGCGGGGTGCGCGATGGCAAGATCATCGACCCCGGATTTGTGCCGATCATCTTTGAGCACCCGCCCGAGATGGTGGCGTCGGGTGAATGCCTGTTGTTGGAAAACCTTGCGATGGTCAACCCGAACCTGGGTTATTCCGTCGACCGTGCATTCCTGGCGCGCGAGATCGCCAAGGCTGAGCTTGGCGGCCCGGGCTCGCTGCGCGGCTTCTTGGCGAAACATGGGAATGTCGAGCTTGGCCTGAACCTTCGCTCCGACCGCTGGGCCGGCGCTGATTTCTGGGAGCGGCAGGCCATGCCGTTGGGTCTAACCCTGGAGCAGTTGATCGAACGCTCCGAGGTGATCGATGTCGGTATTGACGGCGGTGGCCTGGATGACTTGCTGGGCCTGGCGGTGCTGGGCCGCGACAAGGTGACGCGCGACTGGCTGCTGTGGACCCACGCATGGGCGCATCCATCGGTGATGGAGCGTCGCAAGGACATCGCGCCGCGGCTGCTTGACTTTGCAAAAGACGGAAGCCTGACGCTGGTGAAGCAAATCGGTGATGACGTGCGCGAGGTGGCTGATGTCGTGGAGCAGTGCTACGACTCCGGCCTGCTGGATATGGTTGGCTGCGACCCGTCAGGAATTGGCGGCGTGACTGACGCGCTGCACGAGGTCGGCATCCCCGAAGACAAGATCATCGGCATCAGCCAGGGGTGGAAATTGACAGGGGCCATCAAGACCACCGAGCGCAAGCTGGCCGAGGGCGTGCTGATCCATGGCGGCCAGCCAATGATGGCTTGGTGCGCCGGAAACGCAAAGGTCGAGCCTCGTGGAAACGCGGTGACGATCACGAAACAGGCGGCAGGAAGCGCCAAGATTGACCCGCTGATGGCGACATTCAATGCGGTCACGCTGATGGCGCTGAACCCGGAAACGAACAGCATTGACGACTTTTTGAACAATCCAATCTCAACTTAATCAACCTATGGCATTATTTCAAACCGTTCTCGGCTGGTTTGGCCGGGGTGGCGCCATTGGTGAACACAAAGGCACACAGAACAATTTTCCAAGCGCCTCAATTGTCGAGGGAGCGTCCAACATCGGACCTGATGGCGCTTTGCAAATTTCGGCTGTATGGGCTTGCATCGACATTCGGGCGTCAACAATTGCCAGCCTGCCTTTCTTTGCCTACGAAACTGTCAACGGCGAAAAGCAGTTGGCCAGAAACTCGCGCCTGTACTCGTTGCTGCACGAATCTCCAAACAGCCGAATGACGCCGTTTGAATTCTGGCGGGCCATGATCATGAATCACGACCTGCGCGGCAACGCCTATGCACGGCTTGATCGCGGCGTGGGCGGCGAAGTGGTAGCCATGTGGCCCATGCCTGCGGATCAGGTCACTGTGAAGGTTCTGGACGATGGCAGCATGGTCTATGAGTACATGATCGGCGGTGATATTGCCATCTTGTCAGATCAGAATGTGTTGCACCTGAAAAACCTTGGGAACGGCACCACCGGACTGTCAAAGCTGGAATTCATGCGCGGCACCACTGACGAGGCGGTCAAAGCGCAGGGCGCGGCGTTGAAAGTGTTTGGTTCTGGCGGAAAGCCTACCGGCACGCTCATGATTGACCGGGTTCTGAACAAAGAACAGCGCAAAAACCTGCTTGATAACTTCGCCGGTATGGCAGAGGGCAACACTTCACGCCTGTATTTGCTTGAAGCCAGCATGAAATATCAGCAGTTGAGCATGTCTCCTGAAGATCAGCAACTGCTTGAAACCCGTCAATATGGCGTCGAGGAAGTATGCCGCTGGTTTGGCGTGCCGCCCGTGCTGGTTTCTCATGCCAACGTGACCACCTGGGGAACCGGAATTGAACAGATTCTGGATGGTTTTTACAAGCTACAACTGCGCCCCATCCTTGTTTCCATTGAGCAAGCCACGCGCAAACGGGTGATGACGCCGAAACAGCGGGCCATACACAGCATTGAGTTCTCGTTTGATGCCTTGTTGCGCGGGTCGCTCGCACAACGCATGGAAATCTACGCGAAAGCCACACAAAACGGCATTTTCACGTCCAGCGAGTGCCGGCAGTTTGAAAACATGCCGCCAGACCCTGATGGCAACAAACTGCGGGCGCAATCAAACCTGGTCCCGCTTGCATTGCTCGGAACAGTCAAGGCATCAGGCGGTGCTGGCTCAAACATCGCTCAATAACCCGTCAAAAAGGCCAACTATGTCCGCATTGATCAAAAAAACCCTGAATTTTGCTGAAGTGGCCCTCAAGATGAAGGGTGAAACCGGCACGTTTGAAGGCTATGCCAGCAAGTTTGATGGTGTTGACAGCTACGGCGACACCATCAAAAAAGGCGCTTTTCTGGGAACTTTGAAGGCATTCCTGCCAAAAATGTTCTTCAACCATGAGTGGACGATCCCCGTTGGCAAGTGGCTCACCTTGGAAGAGGACAGCGTTGGCCTGTTTGTGGCCGGCGAACTCACCCCCGGCCTGTCGGTGGCCAGTGACGTGCGCGCCGCCATGAAGCACGGAACCCTTGATGGCTTGAGCATTGGCGGGTACCTCAAAAAAGACGACTTTGAGGAAACAGACACCGGCCGCATCATTCACCGCTGGTCAAAGCTCGCTGAAATCAGCCCGGTTGTGTTTCCGGCAGACGAGGGTGCGCGGGTTGATCTATCCACCGTCAAGGCTTATGCCGACGAAATCCAGACCATGACCACCATCAAAGACTTTGAACTCTTCTTGCGTGATGCAGGCGGATTCAGTAAAGGGGCGGCGCAAGCGCTGACCGCCCGCGCCAAAGCCTTGTTCACCCTGTGCGATGCAGGTAAAGACGAAGCCGCGGCGAAAGCAATGACCGAACTCGCCAAGCGCTTCAAAGCGCTGGAGAGCCTCGGCACATAGGCGCAGTTTCTCCCCATCACTAGGCCGCTTCCGAGCGGCTTTTTTATTTTCTGAAAAGGACAACCCTCGTGAAAAGCTTCAAATTCTCCCGCATCGCGTTCATGGCCATTCTGGCCTGCGCCTCCGTCGCCGCTCAAGCCTTTGGCGTTGACATCCCGGCCCTGGCCGCCGCCAACCCCGACATCATGGCCAGCCTGGGCCTTTTGATGGTGGGCGACATCGATCTACTCATGAAATCGATGGACAAGATCGAGCTCAACATCAAAACCATGTCGGAAAAAGCCGACGGCGAGATGAAGACCCTGGGCAAGATCAGTGCCGACACCAAAACAGCCATCGACACCCTGGGCACCCAGCAACGCGAGCTGGCCGACCGCCTGCTGCAAGTCGAGCAAAAATCCACCGCCCGCCAAGATGAGTCAGTGGCTGATGAATCTCTGGGCGCTCAGTTCGTCAAAAACGCTGAATACGCCACTTTCCAGCGGAAGACCAACCGTGGCAGCATCGGTATTGAGCTGAAAAACACCGTTACCAACGCCATTGGCAACACTTTCAGCGAACGCCGTCCCGGCCTGGTTGAAGGCGCCTTCCGTGTGTTCACGATTGAAGACCTGCTGACCAGCATTCCGACCAGCTCCAACGCCATTGACTGGGTGCGTGAAAACGTGTTTACCAATTCCGCGGCAGAAGCAGTGGAAGGCGCCCAGTTTGCGCAGTCGGCCATCACCTTCACGCCTGGCACCATGCCGGTGCAGAACGTGGCGCACTTCATCAAGATCACCCGCCAACTGGCGATGGACAACGCAGCTTTGGCTGCGTACATCAACCGCCGCATGGTCTATGGTGTGAATCTGCGGGTTGAAAACCAGCTGGTTTCTGGCAGCGGCGTGGCGCCCAACCTCAATGGCCTGACCAATGCCGGAAACTTCACGGCCCATGGCTACACGGCCGCATCGCTGGTGGCACTTGGCCTGTCGGCGACTAATCGGTTTGACTTGATCGGCAAGATGATGGGTGACGCGGCCCTGGCTGACTATCCGGCCGATGTGGTGATCTTAAACACCGGTGACTGGTGGACCATGCGCCTGGCCAAAGACAGCCAAGGCCGCTACCTGCTGGGTGATCCGGGCTCGGTGGTGGTTCCGTCGCTCTTCGGTCGCCCAGTAGTCGCCAGCAACGCCATGACGGCCGATACCGTGTGGGTCGGCAGCCTGTCCCAGGCTGCTACCAAACACGAGCGCGAAGCCATCACGGTGGACATGTCTGACAGTGATGAAAACAACTTCCAGCTCGGCTTGGTGTCAATCCGCGCCATGCGCCGTCTGGCGCTCACGGTGGAAAAACCCGCTGCCGCCCGTTACGGCGACCTGACACCGGCATAAACGGCGCCACCGCCATAACCAAACAAGGCCAGCTTCGCGCTGGCCTTGTTAATTCTGGAGAAACCATGGAACTCGTTGAAGTTGAAATCACCGGCCAGGCCATCACCGCCCGGTACGGCACCCTGAACACCGGAACCATCCTGCGTACGGATGCTGCCTTTGCCAAGCACCTGGTGGAAGACTGCGCAGCCGCAAAGTACAAAACCGCTGTCCCGCAAGCGGATGCGCCTGCCGCGCCCGCCAAGTCCAAGAAATCCAAATAGCGATTGCCGCGCAATGCGCCCTGACGACCAGGCCGCATTTCACAGCAACCCCCACGAAAGAAGATCATGACCGTCAAAATGCTTCAGGCTTGGAATGTCTACCCCAAAGACCAGATCGTTACCACTCTGTCAGGCGCAGAAGAGACGCGGTTGATTGGGATTGGATTTGCCACCTATGACCTGGATGGGGTCGACAACGATTCCTTGGATTTTTATGTGCGCGGAAAACGCAATCCTGTCACCGGGGGGGACATATTTTCTGGGCCAAACTCGACGCTTGAATTAGCTCCTGGTGTAAACACCGTCGGAGGTGGGGGTGGTGGTAGCTCTTTAGTGCAACTGCTGGCAACCGGAACGCCATTGAAATTGTCATGGCTTGGAAACAGCGTTATATCGGCTGGACAGCGCATGATGGACAGGCTTGCTGTTCTTTCTTCGGGTCGGCTTACTACCGTAAAAAACGCGGGTCATCCGGGAATTGATCTTGCGGGCGTCATGACTACCATTGCGGCAGACATTGATCCAACCGCTGATATTGTGGCAATCGGAGAAGGGTCCAACGCCGCCTACAACCTCTATGCTACAGGAACAGAATATACGCTGATGGTGACAGTCATCAACTACATCAAGGGCTTAGGAAAAATCCCGCTCGTTTTAGCATCTCCGCCAAGAAACCAAAGCGCGGCCATTGTAAAAATGACGAGCCGTTACCCATTCTCTGAGCAACTTGCGGCACTTGATACGGGATCGTTGTTTGTAGACCCTTACTATGACTGGCGCGGACCAGATGGCGGGTATCTCCCCGGATATTCTGACGATGCCACACACCCCGGCTCTGCCAGGCAAGAGCTGTATGACATGGCGGCCAGACGAATTTGGGAATCCCTCAATCCATTTTTCGATGGTGGTAAGCGAACTCCGTATATGGAGGTGTTATCGGACAACAATAACGCTGGGTATTCAGGGTTGGATAACTCAGCCCAATTTGTGCCTTATGGAAATGCTCTGCTCCAGGATGCAGCAGTCGCTGTGTCAACTACCTGGCTGACCACAGACGCAGCAAAAACAGCCCTGTCTGTAGTTTCTGCGGCTCCATTTCGCGGAAACAAATTAGTTATTGACTTCAATGCTGGCGTGAGTTCTACCCCTGTCAGGGTATCTCGAACTTTTATGAACTCTAGTGCTGCAAATAAGCCGGCAATAGGAGATGTACTTCAGGCTAGAGCGGTTGTCGAATGCACAAAGGCGATAAACGCCAATTTCACAGTCTCACTAAAGTCGCCATCCGGGTTTGCAGAAGTGACTTTGTTTTCGAGCTCTGGGGTGCTTGCTCCGGAAATGTTTAGCGCCTTGGCCACAGTCGCCGGTAATGCAAACTCCGTCACCACTATTGGTGTCCAAATTGTCAAAGCCGCCAACATCACACTTACCGCAACCGGAAGCGGAACAAACCTTACTGTTTCTGCCGTATCCACTGGAATCGTGCCAATTGGCTGCACGATTGCGGGCACAGGGATTCCAGTAGGAACGAAGATTTTGTCTCAGACGAGCGGAACGCCGGGCGGTGTCGGCGTCTATGTTACAGACCAAGCAACTACGGCTAGTGCTGCTGCTGTGGAGGTGCTTGCTACGGGTGTTGTAAGCATCAGCAACGCTGATCTCTACAACCTCACGAAATTGAGAACAACCCAGTACGGTTACGCCTAAACCCAATCCCCTCAGCACGATGATCAAAAAACCAAAGCCACTTTCGAGTGGCTTTTTTTACGCCTGACCATGTCCCTCAAACTCATCACCCCCGCGACCTTGTTGGCCGTCAGTGTGGCCGAAGCAAAGCTGTCCTGCCGCTTCGATGCCGCCGATCTGGATGCCGACATCGGCGACATGATCAAGGATGCCACGCGCCTGGTCGAGCACGAGACCGGCCAGAGCGTTATGGCCCAGACCTGGGAGCTGTCGCTTGACGCCTTCCCCGTGGCCTTTGAGCTGACCCGCCCGCCAGTGGCCAGCGTCACAAGCCTGAAATACGTCGACACCGCCGGCGTCACCCAGACGCTGGACCCCGCCGCGTACACACTCGACGCCGCTGACGCCTACGGCCCGGCCAAGGTTGAGACTGCCTACAACGCATTCTGGCCAGACGCCCGTATCCAAGCCAATGCCGTGGCCCTGCGCTACGTGGCCGGGTATGCCGACGCGGCCAGTGTGCCCAGTCAGATCAAGCGCCAGATCAAGATATTTGTGGCCATGCTGCTGGACGACCCGGTTGCCCTGAGCGACCGCCTGGCAGCCATTGACAAGGTGTACAGCGCATGAGCATCCAAAAGCTTCCCCACCGCATCGACCTGCAGCAACGGGCCGCCTCGGTGGATGCCATTGGCCAGCCTTCGACAAACTGGGTCTCTGTCGGCTTGCTGTGGGCCAGCGTGCGCCATCTGACGGGCCTCAGCGCCATCAAGGCCGGCGCCGACACCAGCAGCAGCAAGGTCTCCATCCGCATCCGTCAGCGTGCGGTGGATGCCGGCCAGCGCATCGTCTACGGCAGCCAGGTGTTTGACATCCTGGCGGTTCTTCCAAATGGCAAAAATACTTTTATCGACCTGGTCTGCGAGGCGACATCATGATTGGCATCAACAGCAAGCTGACCGGAGACATTTCCGGCGACCTGGACAAATTCGCCAAAGATGTGCGCGAAAAAGTCCTGTTTTCTGGTGTGGCGGCTATGGCCAATGTCATCTATGAAGCAGCCAAATCCAATGCGGAAACCAACAAGAAAAGCGGCCTGCTCTACAACTCGATTTACCGTGTCTACTCGCCTGAAAAATCAAGCGATGAAGCCAAGTTGTACCGCATCAGCTGGAACAAAAAGAAAGCCCCCCACGGCCACCTGATCGAGTTCGGTACCTCGCGGGCGCCAGCTTACCCCTTCATGCGGCCAGCCTTTGATCGCGTCAGGGAGGCCATCGACGCTGGCAAGGCCCGCATGGCAGAAAGAATGGGTGAGCTGTGAGCATCGAATCCACCCTCTATGCCGCCCTGCAGTCCATGGTGGTCGGCCGCGTCTTCCCCGATGTCGCGCCCTTTGCTACGGTGCGCCCGTATCTAACCTATCAGCAAGTCGGCGGTCAGTCTGTCAACTTTATCGACCCGACGCTGCCCAGCAAGGCCAATGCCCGATTTCAAGTCAACGTCTGGGCCGATACCCGAGCCGAAGCCGCGGCGCTGTCGCGGCAGGTCGAGCAAGCCCTGCGCAGTGCGTCCGCCCTGCAGACGACTGTCTTGGGCCAGCCGGTGGCCTCCTATGAGCCAGAAATGCTTTTGTACGGAACTCGCCAGGACTTCAGCTTCTGGCAATAGTCATATTTTCCGCCCGTGAGGGCATCACAACCAAGGCACCTCGACAGGTGCCTTTTTTTTAACCTCTGAAAGGCCCTCAAATGGCAATCTCGCTTCCCAATGGTGCACTCGTCGCCATCGCATCCGGCTACACCGCCCCCACCGCATCTTTCACCAGCGTCAGTAATGCCGCACCACCCGCAGTCCTGGTTACCAATACCTTTACTACGGGCGATTTTGTCGAAGTCACCAGCGCCTGGTCGCGGCTGACAGGAAAGATTGTGCGCTTGGCTTCCGCATCCGGCACAGGCTTCTCGCTCGAAGGCATTGACACTACCCTGACCACCATCTACCCGGCAGCCGGCGGCCTGGGTACCGCCCGCAAGGTCAGCGGTTGGACCCAACTGTCGCAAATTCTGTCCAGCTCAAGCTCGGGCGGCGAACAGCAATTCCTGGAATATCAGCTGCTCGAAGGCGATGCCCAGAAGCGCATCCCAACAGTCAAAAGCGCGGCCGGCCTGACCTTCTCGGTCGCTGACGATCCGTCATTGGCGGGCTACATCCTGGCGTCTACCGCCAACGACGACCGCCTACCCCGGGCCGTGAAGATCACCCTGCCGTCAGGCGCCATCATCGTCTACAACGCGTACATCAGCCTGAACAAAACGCCTTCTCTCAGCGTCAATGAAATCATGGCCGTCGAGGTCACCCTGTCACTGGTGGCTGAGCCCGTGCGCTACATCAGCTAAATCCGTTTCACAAACCCGGCTCCGTTCGCCTTTCGTAGGGCGGCGGGGTTGGGGGCGTGTCTTTCAACCCTACGAAATCAAACATCATGGCAAAACTCTCGCTCAAGATCGATCCCACATTCCCCGTCACGGTCGCCATCCCCAAGGCCGGCTCCGAGCCAGTGCAGATCAAACTCATCTGCAAGCACCGGACCAAAGACGCTTTGCAGGAATTTATCAACTCCCGGAATGAAAAATCCGATTGTGAAGGCATCCTTTGCATGGCTTCCGGGTGGGATCTGGAAGACGAATTCAATGCAGAAAATATTGAAGACCTCTGCCAAAAGTACATTTCCGCGCCCATTGAAATTTACGATGCCTACATTACTGCCTTGGTGGGGGCGCGCCTAAAAAACTAAAAGCCGTCGCCACTGCGCTGTACACCGCAGGTCCCACAGCGGCAGAGGCGGCGGCTTTTGGTTTGACGCTTGAAGAGGCCCAGGGTGAGCCCACCCAGGTATGGCTCGACAACTTGCGGGCAGTGAATGTCTTCATCGCCGCATCGACGCAGTGGCGTACTGGCGCCACCGGACCGGTTGGCCTCGACTACACAGCCATCGAAGCCGTAATGCGAATGCTGTGCGTCTCCCGTAAAGACAGAGGGCCAACCCTGGATGATGTGCGTGTTTTGGAAGACTGTGCGCTGGAGGTCATGCGGCAGGCAAAAAGGTAGGCGTATCATTTCCAGATCAATAAAGGGGGTGATATGGCTCTGATTCAATGTCGAGAATGTAAAAAAGAGATTAGCAGCTCAGCAAAGGCTTGCCCACATTGCGGGAAAGTGAGCCTTGCGCATCAGATCAATAAGTCGGCTGGAAATGTTGTTTTGATTTTCATAATCATCGGAATAGTCGGACTGGTCCTATTCAGATAGCCAAATTCAATTTAATGCAAAGCACTCTTCGGGGTGCTTTTTTTTGGGCAAATCACATGTCAAACGTCATTGGTAGCGGGGTTATTGAGGTCAGCGCTGACTCGCGCAAACTCAACGCTGGAATCGACGAGGCCAAACGCTCACTCAAGTCGCTTGGTGTCGTTGCCGGAGAGGCGACCAAGGGGCAAAGCCAGTCCATCGACCGCTACGTGAAGTCACTCGCCATGGTGGCAGTCACAGCCGGAAAGTCCGGGCGCGAACTGGAGCTGTACCGGTTGTCCCTGCGCGGGGCGACCGCCGAGCAGATAAAGGCCGCTGATTCCGCTTTGCGCATGTCCGAGGGCTATGCCAAGGGTGAAGCCATTGGTGCACGTCTCAAGACCGGCCTCATCGCCATGGGCGCGGCCGCCACCGTCGCGGCTGGGGTGTTTTCAGCCATGGTCATCAGTAGCATCAACGCTGCAGACAACCTGAACGATTTGAGCAAAAAAACCGGCGTCAGTGTCGAGGATCTGTCTGGCCTTGCCCTTGCTGCAAAGCAGTCCGGCACCGATCTTGAAGGCTTGGCTGCGTCGATCAACAAGCTGTCCGTCAACATGGGCAAAGACCCCGAAAAATACCGGGCACTCGGCGTCTCAGCCAAAGATCCAATCGAAGCTTTTAAGCAGCTGGCAGACATCTTCTCTGCAGTTGAAGACCCGCAAACCCGCGCCGCGCTGGGCGCTGCAGCGCTGGGTAAATCCTGGCAGAGCGCTGCTCCAGTTCTGGCGGAAGGCAGCAAAAGCATTGGTGAGATGATCGACAAGGGCAAAAAGCTCTCTGGTGTCACGCAAGAAATGGCCGATAAGGCGGATAAATTCAATGACCAAATGGAGGTCATGAAGGCGGCAGCGGGCGGACTCGGCACACAGATTGGCAATGAAATGCTGCCCGCATTGACGGACATTACCAAAGCCATCATGACGGCTTATGAAGAGTCAGGAAAACTCAGCGCCGCATGGGTGGCCCTTGGCTCAATCGGTGCATTTCTCTTTACGGACGAATTTGCCAGCGCTCAGACAAAAATTAAAGACCTTGAATTTGACCTGCGAAACCTTGAAGAAAGAAAGCAGAACACTGGGCTGATTAATCAGATGCTGTTCGGAAGCAAGAACGACATCATTGGCCAGATCGAAGGCGTCAAAGCAAAAATTGCTGATCTGCGCAAAAGCATGATTCCTGCGCCAGACGCCCCAAAACCTGCCGCAGATAAAAAGGTGACGAAGGGCGTAGCGGGCTTCATCGGTGGGAAAACAACCGGCGCCAACACCGCAGCCCAGGAGGCCAAAGCCCAGCTCGCCCTGGACATTGAAGACATCAAGGCCCTCAGCGACAAGACTATCAGTGCCTATGTCAACGGCGAGCGGATTATGGAATCCGTGCGCAGCGCCGGCCTGATGGATGAGGGCGACTATTACGCCTCCAAGCGTGCCTTCCTGCTGC